TCTGTTAGCGCATTCCTGCAATACCCAGATGGCCGCATATTGGAATAGCAGCCTATTTAAGTAACAGTGACCAAAAAACAGGAAACCAAATTATGAAGGTTCATTTCATCGGAGTCGCTCGACGTTACGGCACATCTAGCAAAACAGGCAAGCAATATGACATGTGCATGCTGTCCTATGCAGTCGCCATTAAGCCCAATGTCACCCAAAGCATGAATTATTCCGGCTTTGGCTATGAAGTCAAAGAAGTGGATCTAGACGCTAATGCGCTCAATCACTTTGCCATGTGTAAGCTTGGCGAACTGGTCGATGTGGAAGTACAACCGAACCCGAACGACCTTACCCGAAACATCGTTTCCGGTATTGTTGGAAAATCCTCTGTAGGCGCTCAAGCCGAAAAGGATAAATTCTAATGTCTCGTCCGTGCTTCTTTGTCCAACCTTCAACAGGGGTAACAAGGGTCGAACATCTGGATGTTTGCCCGCAAATAAGCGCGGACGGGTCGTTAGTTTATACCTTGTTAACTCCAACGGAATTAGACAAGGTATTAGGCGTAACCGATTTATTTGGCTTTAATGCTGATTACTTCGGGATGTTTGTTCTTTATTTCATCCTGCTATTTCTGGCAGGGTATTTCACTGGCCTTATAGCTAGAAAGCTAGGCCGTTATTAATAGATGGGGAGTTTTATCATGGAAAAGATCAATCAACTGTTTGCTGCTGGTATGAAGAAAGCCGCCGTTCCTGCTGTACTCGTTGCGCCCTTTGTTGCAACCGCTGCTCGCGCTGCTGATACCGATATTTCTAAGGCCATCACCGATGCTATCGCATCCGGTACAACCAACTATGGCACTGTCACTGCTGGCGTCATCACAGTGGCCGCGCTCGGCTTCTGTGTGGGTATGATCGTTAGCTGGCTTAAGAAGTAAGGGCCGTGCTTGTAGCCGCAATCCTAGCAGCCACTGGCGCGTTTGTGTTTGGGGCTGCGTTTCTGTCGGGGGTGTTCACCTCCTGAGTTTGGGGGCCTCGGCCCCCTTTTTATTAGGTGTCGCCATGCGTTATCTCTTACCGCTGTTTTTTGCTCCCTCTGTCGTGTTTGCCTCCTGTGCCCCCGGGGTGAATTACGGCTCTGCTCATATCGTGTCCCCAAACCCCATTTGTTACCTTTACTCCGGCTCTACACAAGGCGGTTGTTATGCCTACTGTGGGGGTGGATCTGATGGTTCTGTTTGTGTTGAGCTGCCGAACGCCGTCCCGCCATCGCGTGGCCCTTATTTTTCAAGTGGCCAAGAGTGTACGCCCACTGATAGTAACGGCCCTGGGAAAGATCCAAATCCTCCTGTTGGTGAAGATGGCACTGCTATAGGTGGGAATGGTGTTGTTAATATGGGCGAGCTGTGGGTTGGTCAAAATAGCCACGCTGATTTAGGCAAGGGCTTTAACGTTGTTTCAAATAACGTCAAGGTTTCTTCTGAAAAGGTCGCTGGCGCAATTGAAAAGCAAACTGATAATATTTCGAAAAGCCTGCAGGATTTAGGTAATCGATATTTAGACTCTTTAAAGGTAGATTTGCCTGCTATCTCAAGAAATACAGGTGCTATTAGCAATTCCATATCCTCAATGCCTTTTGATTTGCGAGTTTCTAAAGAGCATTTATCTAATATAGATGCAAATATTTCTAAGCTTGGAGGATCTAGTTTTGGCCCTAATCAGGCTCATCAGCTTGAAGGTATAACGGTTATGATGGGTCAATCCGTGGGTTTTTTGTCTGGGCTATATAGTATTAATGGTGAAATGAATCAAGCCATGGGTAGGACTTCTAGTTTTACGGAACAGATCTTAGATAACACATCAAAAATGGCATCCTCTTTATCTTCAATAGAAAAATCTGTTTCTGGTGGGGGAGGTGGTGGAGATAAACCCTGCACTGGTCCGCTCTGTTCTTTCAATAAGCCCTCTGGCAGTTCTGGCTCGGCCTTGTCGTCAGTCTTTGGCCCTGAGTCCATAGAGGATGTAAAAGCTCAGGTTGAAACCAAGAACGGCGAAATAATGAAAAAAATGGATGAAATAAAAAAGGTGTTTGTATCTGAGCAAATATCTATATCTGGAACATACAACAATGATTATCAGGATGTTCATGGTGTAAAAGTAGATTTAAGCGGCAAATCCAATATGGAATTGTTTTTTAATTCCGGCCCTAAAACCGCCATTTGGTTTATTGCTGTATTAATTGCCTTTACTATTTTAATGGGAGGTCGTAAGAATGCGTAACATCATTATTTTTTGTTTATTGGCGCTGCCATCACTCGCTTATGCTTCCGATGAATCATCATCATTCCTTGATTATGTTGGCCAGCAACTTAACGACCTGCATTATGCTATTACTGAGGAAGTGCCCGGCATATTTCATCGCCTCGTTGCTTGGGGTGTTGAGTTTTACACTCTTGCCGTTATTACTGCCAAGCTACAGATGATAGAGTTTGCTTATTTAGTGGCAAAACAGATTGCCACCGATATAAACATAAGTGCTTATTTGCTTTCCTCTATCTTTTTAATTAACGCTTATATTACTCGGTTTGTTATGAATATCATGGGGTGGTAAATGGCAATCGTCATTGAGCACGGTCACAACGGCAGTTATAAAAGTTCTTCTGTAATTTGGCATCGTCTATTGCCTGCGCTTCGCGCTGGCCGCCTCGTTGTTACCAATGCGGCGGGAATGTATCCGTTACACCGTATTGAGGAGTTTTTAGGGGAGAAGTTTCCAGAGACCGCCCGTCTATTTCGTGTTAGTTCACAAGACCCAAAATATCAGGAGCTTTGGCGTAGGTGGCATCACTGGATGCCCATCGGCGCATTTGTTTTCATTGATGAATGTCAGGATATATATGACCGTGACGTATTTAAGGGGCAGTCTGAATACGACCTAAAACCCATTGATACATATAGCAATGTTTTGCCAGCTGATTTTATTCAGCTCTTTAAAGATACGCTCAACAGCTTTAAGCCTGAGACGGTTGAAGAATGTGATATGGATGACACGGGGAGGGTGGTTTTTGATGAACGGGGCCTGATTATGTACCCGACCAGCCCTAAAGAGTCGTTTATGCGTCACCGTCACTATAACTGGGATGTGGTGTTTGCAACGCCAGATATTACCTCTATCCCTCGGCCCGTTCGTGCCTGCTGTGAAGTTGCCTTTTCTTATTCCAGCAAAGACTCGTTCTTTTTTTCTAAACGGAAACCTCGCATATATGAACACAACCCCCTCGACAACGGTATCCCGACCAAGCAGAGCGTCACGTTTAAAAGGCACGTGCCGTTGGCTGTTCATCGTTTATATAAATCCACACAAACAGGCTCTATCACAAAATCTGGTCAGTCTGGCGGGCCGCTATCGAGTTTTAAGATCCGTTTCATCATGTTTGGCGTCCTTCCTTGCATTCTGGCTTACTGGGTTTACTTTGCTGTGGCGCGGTTTGCGGGTGAGCCTGCGATATCTCAAACAGGCGCTGCTGTGGCTGCTGAGAGTGGTTCTGCTGCGTCTTCTGGTGCTGTGGCTGTTCCTGTTCCTGTCGCGGATGGTGGCAACGGGGGCGGTCAGTCTGCTTTCGTGATGCCGTATCAAGTGGCCGAGCTGTTCACCAATGGTGCCAGCGGTGCTATTTATGCCGGACGCTTTGAGGGGCTGGTTTTATTCAGTGGAATGCGTGGTAAGCATGAAGTGATCTTCAACTCGGACGATTTGGTTAATCTTGGCTATAAGGTCGATTACCTGGGCGATTGCTATTCGGTGGTCACGGATAGAAATGGCCGCGCCATTACGGTTAATTGTCAGCCCCGTGTTATTTCGCCTGACTCCAAACTTGGGCCATCTGTTCCCGAGAACGTCACCACCTTAGCCAGCCTAACAGCCACGCCATCGGCATGAGTGAGTGAGCCGAAGGAACGATGGCCGATGGCGTGGCCAAAGGCCATGCCATCAACTTGTTATCTCTTATCGCCGATAACTAGCTTTATCGGCGACAGCACATCATTCTGAAAAAGCGCGTACCTGGGCGCGCGGCCACAACACAATGTGTGGTGACTGCGCATAATGTCGAGTGTTTATGTTTAATGCTCGGCCACCTGCGATAATCCCGAAGGGGCAG